ATTGCCGGAGCTATCGTATACGTTGAATGTAGAGCGCATATCGAATTCCCTGTTATCGTTGACTGTGCTGGTATTGTTCATCGCGCCGGCCACAGCGCCGGCGGTCGCTAACTGGTTCATTTGCCGCATGGACGACGATGCCGAATCAATGAACGCCGTCATCCTTTCCAGTATTTGCGCGGTATTCCGGCCGTCTCCAAAGCTGTCCCCGGACATACCGATGAAACCGGCGGCCTGCCTGAGCAGGTTCTTAGCTCTTCGCGGCTTGGAGAGCGGTATGATTGCTTCCGCTTTGCCGCCTTCGGAGATGGTCGCGTCATGTTCGCCGGTGGAGATAACGCCCTCGGAGTGGCCGGTCTGCGCCTTGCTCTTGCCGCCAAAGAAGCCTTTGACTTTATCGACGACGCCTCCTGCAACGTCGGCAATCCAGCCGAACTTATCCTTAAACCAGTCGATGATGGGCTGGAATATTGCTTTAATCCCATCCGCTATACGCGCAAAGAAGCCGAGGATACTGTCAAACGCTCCGGTGATACCCGTCGCCGCCGCTCCAAAGGTATCCCGGAACCAGTCCCCAATCGAGGAGAATACCGCGACGATATTTCCCCACAGGCCCTTGAAGAACCCCGCGATGGAAGCAACCACGCCGTCCACGAAGTTTCTGAACCCCTCGAAATTGTCATACAGATATTTGAACACTCCGGCGAACGGGTTGAGTATGAATGCGACGATGGCTTTCCAGTTATCCTTTATCCAATCAATAGCGCCCCGGAACGCGCCGACAACGGCCTCCTTAGCCGCCTCAAATTTTTCCTTGAACCAGTTGCCGATACCTGAAAATATGCCTTTGATTTTGTCCCACAGGCCAACAAAGAACTCTTTGACCTTATCCCAGTTCTTGACAAGCAGGTATCCAACGGCAATTAGAGCGCCTATGGCGGCAACGATCAGCATTATCGGATTGGCGGCCGTGACGGCGTTGAGTATACCCTGTATAGCGGCCCACGCTTTCTTAACAGCGATAATTGCAATGATCGCGGCCTTATAAATGCCGATAGCTGCGACTATGCCAATAATAACCTCTCTTATCCCGTCAAGCTTCGCGACCCAGCCGACAACTTTAGCGATTACGCCGATTACATCCGCGAGCAGCCCGATCACACCCGGCAGCGCCACGCCGATCAGCCACGCGAAAAATGACGATGCGCCGTCGGCCGCTTCCCGGATATTTCCGAACAACGCCCTGAAGATATCCCTTACGGCCTGAAACACCTTCTCCACCGCGCCGCCAACCTTTTGAAAAGCCTTTTTGAAGTTATCGACGGCGTTGTTTTCGAGCAGTTTGCCCCATAGCCTTCGCACCCATTCTATGACAAAAGTGATCCCTCGGCCGATGGTTTGCATCGCAGCCTCAAAGCCATTTTTCAGTTTTTCAATCACGCCGCCCTGCTTGTTCAGCTCCGTCCAAATATCAATGAGCTTCTTCCAGAAACCGCCGAGCAGCGACTCGCCGCCGTCGAGATAGGTAAAAAAGTCGTCGACAAGCAGCATGAGCAGTGAGAAAACCATCATCAGCCTACCAATCGGCCCGGCGCGTATAAAAGCCGCCAATCCGACAAGTATACCCATGACCATTTTAACGTTGCCGGGTATCATGTCGAAAATCCGCTTAATGGCGTTCAGCACAAGCCCCGCGCCTCGAATAAGGGTGGCTCCAAGCCTGACGATCCACGACAGGGCCTTGCCGATTTTTTCGGCCCATACCGGAAGATTCTTTCCAAGCGCGTCATTGATGCCGCCAAGCGTCTTTTTCACGTCTTGAAGCGGTTTATCAATATATTTGAGCAGGTAATGCCCCACCCACTGTAAGCCGGCCATAGCGGTTTGCTTGAGTTTCAGAAACTCGGAGCTGACGTCACGCACCCTTTCAAGCCCTTCGGTCATATCCGGGATTCGGATGTTTTCAGCGTTCGCTCGCAAATCCTCAAATTGCTTCAACAACCGGGGGTCGGCGGTAATCTCGTCCATCGTCTTGCCCATGACGTCGAGCGCCGACTTGGTCTTGAACGCTTCGACACGGGTCATTCCCATATCTTCCGCGAATTTACTTAATTCATTGTCGGCGGTCATCAGCTTATTGATGAATTTGCCCAACGCCAAGCCTGCGCCCGCCGTCATGGTGGCGACGGCTGTACCGGCGAACAGGAATTGCTTGCCGAAGGCCCCCGCGAACTTGGACGCGTTACGGTTTGCCCGATTTAAGGATCGGTTCAGATTAGCGGTCATATTGTCTTGTAAACCAAGAGCAACCAAATACGATTTCAATACGCCGTTTGTCAAGGTTTCACCTCATTTCACGCTGAGCGTCGGCGGCAGCCTGCGCCCTTTTTTCGTTTTCCATTGATATAAGCTGCATTTCGTGATAGTCGGCCAAATCGTCAAGCGTATATGTACCGTCCCACAGTTCAGACTGCCGCCAGTGCTTTGTGGCTACCGGAGCGAAGAGGTAGGGGTCGTAATTTGCAGGCTCTGCGGCAACGAAGAAAACAGCGGACTCATAACTGAAGTCAAGCGCCTTACGTCGAAAAAATCGCCACATCCCAGCAGTACGGTTTCGCAGACCAGCCGGAGAGCAATGATCACATCATGCTCAACGTTTTGGACGCCGTATGTTCCGTTCGCGTTCATCACTTGCGCCGCTCCGGCCGGCAAAACCTCGTAACAGTTCGTAAGAGAATCTCGTACGATACAAGCAAGGTCGTCCGGCGAAACAAGGTCAAGAGCTTTTGAAATTTCCCCAAAAAACTCCGTCGGAACGTTTTCGTCATTGAGCGAATCTTCCGACATTACTTTGGAAATAATGGGAAACGCGCTCTGAAACACCGGCAAGATTTTAGCGATCAGCATTTTAGCGATCTTCAGGCCGGTTATCGCGCTGTACTTACGGATTTGGAATGTGCGTCCCTCGACCTCAACAGTCTTTGAGGTTATTCTAACAGTGCCTTCCATTACGCGACTTCCTCCATTTGTGCCGCCAAAAGCGTGACGGAAAGCTGCTGCCCCGCCTGCTGGTAGGAAGCGTCCGGGCGTTTTTGCGGGGAGACGCCGGTACAGGTGTGGGTAACGCCCATAACCTTTGACGAACCTACAACGGTCGCCTGCGCGAACTCAGAAGCCGCCGCCGTTTTGACATAGTTGATATATCTGCGCAGCCACTTTGCCGCATCCGACGTCTGCTGCACCTGAATAGTGATGGTGCCGTTCGGCGCGCTGATTTTTGAGGTCATCACCGAGCCGTCCGCGGCAAGGTCGTGCTGGCTCATGTCGTTTGCCATAGCGAATGTTATACTGCCCAAGCCCTCGCCCTGCAGTGAGAGTTGACCGATGCCCGGATGGGCGATGACGACGGCCATATCTTCAAACGAATATGTGCTGTTCATTGTTACGGCTCCTACCTTTCTTAGCGGTTTACGTCGATTTGGAAAACGACGTATTGAATGGCGCCCGCGAGCTTTATTGCGGCGTATATGGGCGGCGCAAGCCGCGCGTCCCGGTCGGACTGCGGCTGGTCGTCCACCGGCTCCCACTGGAACAGATACCCGTTAGGTATGGCGTCGCCGGTGGCCAGCCCCATGACGGGCGGGGCCTTCCATATGCCCGGAGCGATAAAACCGATCCGCCTCATGCGCTCAAAGGCCGGGGTAACGTTGGCGATGATCATAAGAACGCCGCCCTCGGTCTGAGGCACCTTCCGGGCGGAATTAAGCAGATCCATGACGCCAAGCTGGACATCGTTTGAGAGCATGGCAAGATTGATTATCTCGTCGAACCAGACCCCGCTTGCCATGACACCCGTCTCGAAGCCGTCGTACTGCTTGCCCCGGTTTACATAGTAGTTACCGTTGGCTTTCTTTACGGCGTCGATGGTGCCGCTGTCCAGTTTGTCCACGGACACGCCCGCGAGCGTCTTGTATGCGAGAGCGTACGCACTGCCGGTGAGGCCGGTATTTGCGCCCATAGCCCAGCCGGCAAGCGCTGCGGATATGTTTGGGCTGATCTCCGTATATATCCCGAGGGACTTGTTGTAGTTCAGCCCTTTCATCGCCTCCAGCAGGCCGATGTCGGCCGTCGCGTAGAACAGCGCCGAGTCGGGACTGCAGCCCTCTACGTACTTGGCGGCGGCCTGGATGTCGTCAACGGTAAAATTGTAAGCGGGCGGTACGGCGGGAACCGCCGACAGGTCGCCGGGCTCGGTCATGGTTGGAAGCGGGAGGCACAGGACGTACCAATCCCAATTTGCCTGACGGCAAGCCGTGACCGCGTTAGCGAGGGTTTCGTTCGCGGAATCCCACCGCCCGACGGCAAATCTTCCGGGGTTCGTATTCGCCGCGAAGTACAGGAGAGCGGCCTGATACTCGGGCATGGAGTCGTCGAAGCCGGCCGTGAGCATAGCGTCGGTATCCGTATACACCTTCACCCGGTCGGCGGGGGAAATAACGCCGCTGTCCCCTATGAACAAAGCGATATTAAAACCACTTCTGATCGCGGAGCGCGGCGACAGGTTAACAATGACATTTACAATGTCACTTACAGGTAAAACAGGCATGAATAAGCTCCTTCCTTTTTTCCCGTACTCCGGGAGCTACTGGCGCGCGGCAATGGAAGCCTTTTCAATCGGCTCCATGAAGCCGGGGGTTTCGATCCGCACGTATGAATAGAATGTCGGCCTAACGTCATAACGCCGCCACCACTCGCCTTCCCTAACTTCGCGCATCTGGATGATCGGCGGGATTCCGGCTTTAAGAAAGAAGCCGCTCTGTTTGAGGAGCAACCTGACGTCGTTCCGATAGAGACCGTCCTTCATACTTCGCGACCTCTCAAACGAATTCGGGCCGTGAAAGGTAAATTGTACGTCGTAAATATCCGTATGCTCGTCCACGCGGGTCAGGAGATCGCTGCCGGGATCCGGGGTATATGAAATGTGATACTGCTGTCCATACCCGTCGTCAGCCGGGATAACGTAAACAAAGCACACGTCCATATCGCGTGTGAAGCCCGGCGCATTCCCGACCGCGGCAGACGAGCCGTAGGGGAAGCGTACGGCGGCATTGCCCGTATCGGATATGTCGAGAATTTTACATACGACGTCCCTGAACAGATTTTCTATCTGCTCAAACGTCAGCCGGATGGTGGACACATTACCCCTCCCTTAAGCACGGCGAAGGCTCGCATCCATTTGAAGTGATTCCACGGCATGACCTGAATAATTGAGTAGCTATTGCCCCGGAACAGTATCATGTCTGAAATCGCTCCGTCATCCCCCGTTTCTGCTTGGGACAAGTCCCGGGTGAGGAACAGCCGGCGCGGCATTTTGCACATGAACTTCATAACGGCAATAGGCTGGTCGCCGGTGGAAAGCTGCTCAATCTCCTTGACGGTCGCGGGCTGCACAGGGCCGTAGTATTTTAGCCTCTGGGGTACGGGCGAGAGGACAAAGCGGCCCTTGACCCACTTCCCCGTGGTTCGTATAACAGTATAATCGCAAGAGAAGTCGGGGTCGTCCATAAGGTCGCTCACGTCGATCATCAAAATCACCCCTTTTCTTGTCACCCGTGACGGATTTGGCTGACGTGGGTACGCGCTATTTCCGCTTGACCCTATATGTGATGCTTCTTCTGAGTTCGCCCGTATCTATCAGCGGCCGGCTGCTCCTTTTGCCCTTTGCCTTAAATTTCTTACCGGTCTTTTTGTTTTTCATCCAGCCGCCCTTGACTGTAATGTCCGCATTGGGCGCCCATTCATTCGCCGGGTCTCTAAACCATGCTCGAGCGATATTTCGACCTTGCTTGCCGGCCCTCTCCTGCGCGTCCCGCACTCTTTGTATATCGCCTGATAGGGCGGCGTCGGCAACGCTTTGTAAAAGCGACGACACCTGTTCCTTGCTGTGTTCAAGCGCGGGTTCTATGACGGGGCGTTTCGGGATTTTGTTTATTTCAGAGCCGTTTGTGTGAATATAAAGCAGTTCCGCGTTAGTAACTGCCGCAGAGCTGTTCTCCGGTCTCTCGTTTGCGTCGTCGGGGATTCCGACCAGTATCTCGTTGCTCACTGCTTCCGCGATGGCCTCCTGTATTGCCTTCAGGTCGTGATCCAGCTCCGCGACGCCGGCAAGAAAGCCGAACATATCAGCCACGAGGGACTTCTCCTTTCACGACACACGCATACCGCCCATGCCGTAAGCCTTTGCCAGCGTCGCGTACTGTACGCCATAGGCAGTCAGCTTCCAAGCCGCCCAGCCGTCGAGATCTTGCATGACGGCCGAGAAGTCGTACGACGCCGAAACACCGTCAACGCTCTTTGATGCCATGAGGCCCTTTGTCCGTCCGGCGGCCGCGACGGCCTGCTGGGTGGCGTTCTCAGCCATTGTCTGCATATACAGCGTGAGGAAATGGGCGATAAACAGCCCCATACACATCTTCCACGCGGCATGGAACCGCCTGATTTTCACACAGGCGTCGGCCATCTGCACATACATATCAATGACATCCTCGGGAACGTAAGGGGTATAGACGGTGGAAGGCTTAACGGGCGGATCGGCGTCAGGGTCGCCTGGCTCGGTCGCAGCCTCCCAAAACTGGGGATAAATCGCCTGAAAGTCCGCAACGGTAAAGGGCGGGTTATCCCCGCCCCTTATATTCGACGCTCCCGCGACAATGCTGCGCGCCTGAGATGAGCCGATCACTTTGACGCGCCCCGGATAACGGCGCGGAGGTCGTCCGCGCCGGCGTCCTCAGCTACGCCGGCGACGTCAATGCCATTGCTCGCGGCATACTGCCGGAGCGCGGCGGCGTCCATACCGGCCAGAAGGTCGGGCAGCTTCGCTTCCGCTTCCGTGACGGCGGCTCTCAGCTTTTCTTTGCCGAGCAGGGCCGCGCGCGGAACTTTCAGCTCAATGGCGCGGGCACGGAGCGCGGTAAGCTCGGTATCCTCGGCACCGTTTTCGAGGGTTTTCTGCTCAGCCGCCGACTGGATGACCTGGACGCTGCCGGTTTTAAGACCGGCCTTAAACATAGGAGTCTCACGTATCCATTCAGGAACGGTAGTAAAGCCCATGAAGGCGGTCTGAATCTTCTCGCCGGTCTTTGGGTTGCTGAACTCGAACGCCCTTTTGGTATAAATCCTTAGCATGGTGGTTCCCCCCCCCCTTAAATCCCGTCGTAGTATTTGGCGTGCTGCAGATACACCCACTCAACCTCGCCAAACTGTGTGACATAGGCGGTGAGGTAGGCGAGCTGCTGCACGACCGGCTGAGTCATGGCGCGCTCCAGCGGTACGCTGATGTGGAAACGCACACGATCCTCGTTGTTGGCGTACGCGACCAGACGGTCGGCGCCGTCCTCTCCCGCTCCTATGCACTGACGGCATGGGGCGATGAACAGGTCGCGGCCTTGATTCTTGCCGATATTATTCTTCAGCAGATACTCCAAGATGGAGACCCCGCCGATGGTCGCGGCGACCGCGAGAGGCGTTTGCACGATATAGGCGTAGTCCTCCGGCGGGATGAGGAAGTGGTTCGCCATGCCCGTAAGGTCGTACTCGGACGCCGCCCAGGTGTCGTTTTGGATCTGGTTGATGTCGGAGAGAATTTCCTCCGGGGTCTTAAGCTTCCATCTTGAGGAGCCTT